CATTGACCGTGACCGACAAAGCCCCACTGTGGCTCATGCTCGAGAGGGTATGAAGATACCTTGTCCTCAGACCAGCGATAGCGCCATTCATCTATCGAAAGGACGTCGTTATAGATACCAATAGCCATGGCTACTTACCAGCCTTGAGTGTGAGATAAGCCTCGCGGTATGCATCGCGTGACTTGGTGAGTTGAGCATTGCGAACTACCGAAGTAATGACTAGAGCAGTAGCAGTGCCGAGAGCAATTGCGATTGCGAACAAGTCGCCTACTGAAATAAACATTTGGAACCTTTCGATATGCTGTTTGGAAACCCAAACAGGTAACAGGCAGAGTGCCGGTGACAAAGAGAACTTTACTCTCATCCCCCTAGTAAGTCAAATAACTTAGACCAGAAGCGGATGCCCTGTACCCGACACAAACAACCCCCGAGGGGGTGGACATGGCTCCCGAGTCGGAGGGTATGCCCCGTGTCCGACACAAACCACCGACACAAACGTGTCGGCACAAACCGTGCGCGGGCATGAGAAAGCCCCCGCCCGATTTCTCGGACGAGGGCGAACCTCGTTTGGATTTCCAAACTACTTAGCGAGAGCCTTTCCCGCCGGATGCTTGACCGCGATAGCCTTTGAAGATGCGAGCGCAGATTTCAGCGCGCCGATGAGATAATCGGCTTGGGCGAAATCGGTAATAGTGACGTCATCCAATTCCCCAAGGTCGGCGAGCGCCTTAGCGATAATCGCGTCAGCGTTAGCGCCACGGGTCGCGACAGGCTCAGCCTTAGCGCGTGGGGTTTTCTTGGATGCGCGAACTTCGTCAGCCTTGCGAGCCTTGTCCTCAAAGTCTGCAAAATCGGTAACGAGGTCAGCAAGCGCGAGCGCGCCGTCCACCTTTAGGGCGCGTTGAGCGACCTCAACGACCTTGAAAATCTCAGCGACGGGAACAGAGTCAGCGCCTTTGATGTCGAAAGCGCGGACGCCTAGGCGGATGAACTTCGCACTGTTCTTGGTGATGGACTTAACTTCGCCAAGCGCCTTAGCCTCTTCGATAGTCGCGTCGAGGTCGCGAACAGATAGACCCTTGGCATAAGCCTCGCGCCACCATGAGCGGATGCCCTCATCGGTTGAATGAACGAGTGCGCCGTATGACTTAACGAGAGCCTTATTAGCCTTGCCAGATGTTGCAGGTGTTGATGATGTAGTCATGAGATGAACCTTTCAGTAGCGGAACGACCGAGTGCCGAGCCGATGCGAGAATTATTGCACAGGCTAGCCAGATTCTCAAATCAGGCGCGCCCCCTGTTTGGAAACCCAAACGCCACCCCTCGCCCGTTTGGAAACCCAAACACGCACAACCCCCACCAGAAGGCACAGAAAGCCCGTAGAGACCCGACCAGCCCGCCCCCTAATATCGCTACCCCCTGCCCCCCTGCCCCCGTTAGATGACCGGCTAGGCAGACAGTCACCCAACACAAACCGCCCACCGTTTATTCGAACACCTGTTCGATAAATACCGCGCCTCGCTCGCTTCGCTCGCTCGGACAAAGACGAAAAGATTTAATAGTCACTTCGTGACTCTTCTCCAGATAAATACGTGGTCGCTAGCGCGACCCCAGTTCTTATAATACCCCTACGGGGTAGATGTATACTATCGCCTCATAATATTTTTCCAGTATTTCGGGAGGCTCAGTATACCGATAATGTCCGTTTTATATACATAAAGTAGTGACGTTAGTCACATTATGTAACTTATACCGTTCGCTTTCGCTATTTGAACGGGTTAGTATATATAGAGATATAAAACGAGCGGTAGTACCTAGCGAGTTCTAACGGGCGCTTGATGCGCCCTTAACCACGATAGTGGCTGAGGCTGTGCCGATGCCACTGGGGGGTAGCGAGCACCTTGTGTGCGAGCGATAAGGGGGGTTTTTATTACCTGCCTTTATTAAGTTTATATAGATTTGATGCTGAACCATTCGCATGGGTGGTGTAGGTATCAGCCGCCCCTCATTTAGATGGCGAGGGGCTTTTAGGTCCCTGGTGTAATGGTAGCACTGCTGTCTCCAAAGCAGCGTGTCAAGGTTCGAGTCCTTGGGGGTCTGCTCGGAAGAAGGTAACCGCTCCAGTTCTTAATGTTCTTAGGGACCGCCCTATGTTCAAAGCCAGATAGAGCAGGATGCGCCCAGCACAGTAATTGCTGGTCTGGCACTTATCATTAACACCCTCCATGCCTCTCAATGATGCACAAAGCGGGGGGTTACTCTTTGGACATTAACTCAGCAGGCAGAGTACCCGACTGTTAATCGGGTTGTCCCAGGTTCGAGCCCTGGATGTCCAGCCAAGGTCCTACCCACTGTCTTGGACAAGGTAGGTCTATTTTTCAAAATTTTTTTTTCCACGGTCTGGGGGGACAATGGCTGCAGGTAAAGGTGCGGAGCACCACAATGTCAAGGCCCTTCGAGAGGCTAAGGCTAAGGTACTGGATTTTGTCCGTCAGGGACTAGACCTGCCTGATGCCATCATGAGGGCTGAACGTAAGCCTGATGTCATGAAGGTCTGGAAGAACGACGAGAAGTTTATGCGCGACCTTGATAAGGCCCGCGCCGAGGGTGAGAAGACTCTCAGTATAGTCTCAGGCGATGCCAAGTACAAAATCTCTTTTGAGGAGTTCTCTAAGGAGTTCCTTGAGTCTCCTATCTTTGAGCATCACCGTTCCTGGATTGACGTCCTTGAGGGACGCGAACCTTCCTGGATTCACGAATCCATGGTATATGAGCCTTCGTCTAATCGGCGCTTGTTGGTGAACGTACCGCCTGAGCATGCGAAGTCTACTGTTATCACAGTCAACTACTGTGTCTACATGATTTGCATGAACCCAGAGATTAAGATTTCTATCGTCTCCAAGACTCAAGAGCGCGCTAAGGAGTATCTCTACTCCATCAAGCAGCGCCTGACTAATGAGCGCTGGTCTAAGATGCAGGCCGTCTACGGTCCATCTGGTGGCTGGAAGGAGAGTGCGGATACCTGGAAGGCAGACCGCATCTACTTGGCACGTAACTCTACTGAGAAGGACCCTACAGTCCAGGCTCTAGGTATCGGAGGCCAGATTACTGGTGCTCGAGCCAACCTTATCATTCTTGACGACGTTGTTACAACGTCTAACGCACATGAGTGGGAAAAGCAACTCAACTGGTTACAGAAGGACGTAGTTACCCGTATTGGTGACTATGGCAAGTTGCTTATCGTAGGTACGCGAATCGCGGCCAATGACCTCTATCGAGAGATACGAAACCCTGCTCACTGGACGGGGGGTAAAACTCCATTCACGTACTTCTCTATGCCAGCGGTACTTGAATTTGCAGATAAACCAGAAGACTGGGTAACCATCTGGCCTAAGTCACATATCCCATGGGAAGGTGCTAGCGATGACATCCAGCCAGACGAAAACGGCCTCTATCCTAAGTGGGATGGTCCTGCGCTCTTCCGTAGACGCAGCGAAGTATCTCCCACTACCTGGGCTCTCGTCTACCAGCAACAAGATGTTCAAGATGATTCGATTTTTTCCCCAGCATGTGTCACGGGGTCCATTAACGGAATGCGAAAGCGCGGTCCGCTAAAGCCTGGCACACCTGGACATCCTTCTGAGAAGGGTGCGTGGTACACCATCATGGGTCTTGACCCAGCGATGACGGGTAACACTGCTGCAGTTGTAATGACTGTAGACCGACATACTCGCAGACGTTACATACTAGATGTTGAAAATATGTCTGACCCTAATCCTCAGAAGATTGAAAAGTTGATTGAGGACTGGATACATAAGTACAAGCCTAACGAACTGCGCATTGAAATCAATGCTCACCAGAAGGCTTACGCATTAGACCAGGACTTGAGAGAGTTCTTAGCACATAATGGTGTGAAGTTCTCTAGTCAGTTCACTGGTAAGAATAAATGGGACACAGCATTTGGTGTTGCTGCCATGGCAGGACTCTTTGGTTCTGTACGTGACAATGAACATCAAGATGACAACCTCATGGAACTTCCTTCACAGGAAGGTTCAGAGGGAATCAAGTCCCTTATTCAGCAGTTGATTACTTGGTCTCCTGACACTAAGGGTAAAACAGACTGCGTGATGGCACTTTGGTTCTGTGAACTAAGAGCACGTGAAGTAATTAACGTAACTCGCAGTGGTACTACATATAGTGCGAACCGATGGGCTACAAAGAGACAAGTAAAATCTCGTTACATTGTGAATGTAAACGAGTACGAGTTTGGTGAATACGAAGAGGAATAGGATTACAATGGCATTAGATATTGCTGGAGTAGCACGTCGCTTTGAGGCGATGAAAGAACGCGCCCGCGAACGTGATAACCGCATGTCCAATGTACTTGCAGTTCGCAAGGGTCAATTAGGAACTCTGTTCTCAGACTTCTTCCCAGAAGATATGCCAGTCTCAATGACTGCTAACTTCATTGACGTAGCAGCACGTGACCTCTCTGAGGTACTTGCTCCTCTTCCTTCATTCAACTGCCCTGCAGCCAAGACCAACAATGACGCTTCACGCGCATTTGCTGACAAGCGTACAATGATTGCTAACTGCTATGTCACAATGTCACGTCTGCAGTCACAGATGTACCCTGGTTCAGACCAGTGGTTCTCTTATGGCTTCCTTCCAATCCACGTAGAGCCTGACTTCGAGACTAAGATGCCACGCATCCGTATCGAAGACCCAATTGGCGCATACCCAGAGTTTGACCGTTTTGGTCGTTGCATCGCTTATGCAAAGCGTTACAACAAGACACTCGGTGAACTTGTCAACGACTACCCAGAATATGCATTGCAACTGCTTGGTCAGTTTGGATATGACCAGAACATGCTACAGGATGTAGAAGTTGTTCGCTACATGGACAAGGACCAGATTGTTCTCTTTGTTCCAACTCGTAAAAATCTAGTTTTATCACGCGCTAAGAACCTCATGGGCAAGATGACTGTGGTAGTTGCACAGCGTCCTTCCCTGGATGGTGAAGCACGTGGCCAGTTTGATGATGTTCTTTACGTACAACTAGCACGTTCCCGCTTTGCAAACCTTGCAATGGAACTTGCTGAAAAGTCAATTCAAGCACCTCTCGTTGTTCCTAACGATGTTCTTGATATGCCAATGGGTCCAGATGCGATTATTCGTACAGACCAACCACAAGGTGTCGGGCGTGTCCGTTTGGACGTTCCCGCTGCTGCTTTCCAGGAGCAATCAGCACTCCAATCCGAACTTAGACTCGGTGCTCGCTATCCAGAAGGCAGAACAGGTAACATCGACGCCAGTATTATTACTGGTCAAGGTGTACAAGCACTACTTGGTGCATTCGATTCTCAGATTAAGGCAGGTCAAACTGTCCTTGCTGAGGCTCTCGAAGATGTACTCAAGTTGTGCTTCGAAATGGATGAACTCCTATTCGATGAAAAGAAGAATATCAAAGGACTTGCACAAGGCACTCCTTATGAGATAACATATAAGCCAAGCAAGGATATTAAGGGCGACACTTCTATTGAAGTGCGCTACGGCTTGATGGCTGGTTTAGACCCTTCTCGCGCTTTGATTTTCTCACTTCAATCACTTGGTGCAGACCTTGTATCGAAGAGTTTCATTCGTAATGAACTTCCATGGAATATTAACGTATCCATTGAAGAACAGAACATCGAAGTTGAAAAGATGAGAGAGAACTTGCTTGCCTCTATCACCGCGACAGCGCAGGCAATCCCTGCTATGACTGCTCAAGGTGCAGACCCAAGCAAGTTAATTCAAAATATTGCTGACGTTATCAAGCGTCGGCGTGACGGGGAATCACTCGAGAATGCTGCCCTTGCTGTATTTACTCCACAAGAGCAACCACAGCAGCAGGAGCAGCCAGAGATGGCCCCACCAGGCACACAAGGCCCAGTTGAGAATGCGCCCCCGTCCCCAGCAACTCCTGGACAACCTTCTGGTGGGGTCCCTCAACAACCTCAAGCCCCAATGGGACTAGAGCAAATATTAGGCGGATTACAGTAATCAAATAGGGGACGGACAATGACTGTATTAGTTGGATTCCAAGGTAATGGTTTCTCCATTATTGGTGCGGACTCACGTGCGACAGAGGAATCTGGCGATATGTTTGTTCTTGCAAATCCCAAAGTAACATGGGATGAAGAAGAGGATTACCTCTTCGCAATCTGCGGTGCTACACGTGGTGGTAACTTGCTACAGCAAGGATGGATACCACCTCAACCGCCAGGATTTACGACTGTCGAGAAGTTAGACCAGTTCATGACTCAGTTGTTTATCCCACAACTTCGTGACCACTTCATTGAAGGTGGATACGATGCTAAGTGGGAAGGCGAAGCAGCATGGATGGATTCAGGCTTTCTTGTATCAGTTCAAGGAATTATATATCCTATTGCATCCGATTATGGATGGGATAGAGATATTCGTAATATCTATACCGCTGGAAGCGGTGGGCCAATCGCACTAGGTGCGGCAGTAGCACTTGGTATTGATAAGTGCAAAGATGACCCAAAGAAGGCTAAGGCAATTATCAAGAAATCAATTGAGGTTGCTTGCCAGTGGAACGCATATTGCGCACCACCGATTGTTATTGAAACACAGTTTACTAACTAGGAGTACAAATGTCAAATATTGCGCCTGTATCTGGTGTTGGCAAGGGAGCCAAGCGCGTAGACCGTGGCATGGCTCAACGCGTTCAGCGTAATGCTCGTCTCGACAAGGCTACAGGTGGCAATTATGGTGCTCGTACAGCGATTGCAGAGACAGCAAATGCTGCTCCAATGCCAATCACTGCATCAGCAGAGAGTGCTCAACCAGCACCGCGTATGGCATCACTTCCTAATGTAGACATTTTTGCTCCTGGTTCACAGGGTACACCTCTATCAGATGGTGCTCCTGGAGGCCCAGGTCGCGATTCAAGCATTCTTCGTACTCCAGTTGCATCACCAGACAATGGTTCTGCACTTGCACGTGCTCTTCTCCTTGCTAATCCTGAGAATGCTCAGTTGGCAATGATTGTAGAAGCATTCAACGAAGAGGGTAAGTAGTGGCAGAAAACCAATACTTAACTCCTGCGCAAAAACTTCTGCAGCAGAACAATCGGGATGCGATGAAACGCAATGTACAAATTGCGTACAGCAATCTTACTCCTGATAAGTTAACTAACTTTAACGACATTTCGCTTAAGTATCCAGGTATGAGTAAGGACTTGGTTATGGCGATGGTCAATTCTGGGCTCAACTCAAGCACGCCTGGAATCGACAAGATTACATCTTATGATGGTATTGCACAGTTAAAGCGTGATGCTCGCAACGTTGATAACATTAAGGCAACTGTTGAGAAGAAGCGTGGCTTTATTGGCGAGATTTCTGATGCAGTCAAGAACGTTGTATGGGACCCATTCAAGGGTGTATCTCGCGTAGGCTTTGCTGGCCTTCGTTCTATCTATGACTTTGCAACAGTCATGACACGTGACCTTACACAGGGTGTACCAACACAGCAACTCATCAAGGACTTTACACAAGGTATTGCTGGTGAGTCTACTCAACTTGGACAACTTGTACGTAACTGGTCTAACCAGGGTTCAGGATTCTTCATTACACCTGAGACCAAGGTAGGTAAAGCACAGGCTAAGGCCATGGGTGCTTACGGTAAGATTTACGGCGAATCATTTACAATTGGCCGTTACACAGCAAAGTCTCTTGGTCAAGGACCAGATACAACTGCTTATAAGATTATGTCAGGTCTTGTAGACGCGACACTTAACATCGCTCTCGACCCAACAACATACCTCGGTCCTGGTGCTGCCACAAAGGTACTTGGCAAGGGCAAGCAGTTCACAAAGATGAAGGATGCTGTCCGTGCTGGTGGCTTTAAGCCAAACTCAGAGATTATCGATGAGGTTACTAAACTTGCAGAAGAGTCAGATTTGCTCTCTCCTGCTGTACGCAAGCGTACTGCTAACCGCTACAACAAGAAGGTTCTTGAAGCGCAAGAGCAGAATGCTCACATTGTCCGTGCAGAAGCACGTAATGCTAAGAAACTTCTTGCCACAGAAGAGCAGGTCTACTTCGGTGCTGGCGTAGATAATGCTACACTAGACCCAGCAAACGTTGCTAACTGGTTTGTAACACACCCAAAGGTGGCATCTGGTGAGATGACATCTGCAGTTGATAAACTCTCTGCAGACTTTACTAACACAGGTGGATTCTTTGACGGATGGTTCCTCTTTGACGAGATTCCAGAGGCTGGAAAGATTTCAGTTGGTGTACATAAGTTAGATGAGTTCGTAGTTACTGGAAAAGAAAACTACAAGTTCAAACTATACGACTTAGCAGATGACTTTGCTGATGCTCCTAAGAATGTACGCGATGCAGAGATTGCAAAGCGCGCTAGCCTAATGGCACGTATTGAAGAGACTGCTGCAGATTTCACACAGTCTCCTGCTACACGTCAGGCTATGGATGACCTATACCGTGGTCTTTCAGATGAAGGTAAGTCATTCGACGGTTTCATGTTCAAGGGCTACGTAGAAGATTCTATGGTTCCTATGGCAGAACTTATTGCCAAGGCATCACAATTCAAGAACCCAGAAGCAATGTCAGTGCTCAACGACATGATTAACGAAATCTGGAAGGTAGATGGCTTTGCGAATGTTCGCGCTATCTACGGCGAAACAGGTGGATTTAGCATTGTGAACAAGGGCGTTGACAAGATTAGTGCTCGCCCAGCACAGGTTGCTATGGCCGCTGCAGAGGTTGCAGACCCAACTAACCTTGGCCCTAATATGCTCAAGTTCTTGGGCTCACTTGAAGAGCCAACTGTCAAGTTGGAGCGTACACGTGCTGCTGCTGCTCGCGCAGAGCAGACACTCAAGGATTATGACCAGACAACTAAGGAAGTATCGCTCTGGCGTGAACTTGTCGACAATGACCCAGAATTGCTACAGAAGGTTCTCAACGACCCAGATAGCGTAGGACTAGACAAGTTCCTCAACCTTAAGGTGAACAAGGAAGATACAGTAATTGAGTATCTCCGTCATCAGGTAGGTTTGACAGAAGAATACGCTGGCGAACTAGGTACAGACTTTAGCAAGCCATTGCAGTATCTTCTTGGACGTAACTTCCAGGAGATTGCAAAGGTTATCGCTGACGAGACAGATGCCTACAAGATTCACAACTATTTTGGCAAGAAACTTGATGCAGATATGGT